GTAAGTGATGATGACTCACAGATCCGGGCGGACCGCCAGGATCGAGTGGTGGAGAATCAGGCCGGTGTTGGCGTCGTTGGACAGTCGTCGGACCCCACAAACCCTAAACAGATTGTGGGTGTTGTGTCGTTACCCATTGCGGGACCGCCTAACGTCTATGCACGTGAGGCAGCCAACATCCAGTCTGCTTTGGATCATCGTGTGAAGGCCAAACAACGTCCGTTTACGGCCACCCACGAGGACAAGCAGATTATTGGCAAGATTATTGCCCAGGCCATCGGCGGCCACCCCCGGCGCGCTGTGTTCGCGTTGCGGAAGATCGTCGAATGGTGGATGTCGCGTGTTTTTGATGACTTGAAGTCTGGCAAGTGGACGACCGAGCGCATTACTCGAGCTATCGAGGCGCTCTGTCAGCGTATTTGGCCCGCTTTCAAGCTGTCTTGCGACATCAAACTGGAGCCCATGCCAGAGGGCAAGCCCCCCCGGATGCTTATCGCAGACGGTGATGAGGGGCAGGTGTTGGCGTTGCTCGCCATTTGCTGCATTGAGGATCTCATCAAGCAGCATATGCCCAAGCGGACCATTAAGGGTCTGTCCAAGCGCGCTGCCGTTGAGCGCATTGCAGGTGAACTGCGCGTTCCCAAGGCCGCTTACTCGAAGACGAAGTTTCGTGCCACCAAGGGCGCGGCTCCGCAGGGTGCTTCGATTTTCGAGGGCGACGGGTCCGCGTGGGACACTACCTGTAGTGCGCAGCTCCGCGACGTGGTTGAGAATCCCGTGATTCTGCATGTTGGGAATGCGCTGAAGGTGCTTATTTCCCAGCCGGAATCCTGGATTGACGCTCACTACGATATTTCGGTGTTGGCCAAGTTGACGATGACTTTCAAGAAGAACGGTGAATTCCGAAAGTTCTTGATCGACGCCATCCGTAGGAGCGGTCACCGCGGGACTTCGTGTTTGAATTGGTGGGTTAATTTCGTGTGCTGGCACGCTTGTATCTTCGAAGCACCGGAGATGTTTCTCGATCCTGACGCCCGTTACGGACGAGACCATACTGGCGTTTTGCGTTGGTTGGCCAGTGGCTTCGAGGGCGATGACAGCATTTTGTCCACCACACCCAAGATCGACGCTAAGAGCGACTTGTACGTTCTTATTTTGCAGCGTTGGGAGCGCCTTGGGTTCAACATGAAGATCGAGCTGCGTGACACGCGGGCTTTGTTCACGGGTTATTTCTTCGCCCTTGACAACGACGGCCCTACCGGCGTCATGATGCCGGAGGTCGACAGGTGTTTTGCTCGTGCGGGGATTTCATGCAGTCCCACCATGATAGAGCATTTCAAGGCGGAGAATCGGGCTGGTTGCCAGTCTGTTTCCCGTGCTGCTGCCTTGTCGCGCGCCTTCGAGTTTGCTGGCTTGTCACCCACTATTTCCATCAAGTATCTACGGTACTACGAAGGATTGTCAGCAAACACGAATGTTGATCGCGATTTGGTCATGCGCACTGTCGGCGCGTGTGAGGAGTTCGTCGAGGCTGATCTCGTCACTGAGATTAACCTTAAGAATGGCGCGGCCATGGGCTTTGACAAGTCTGAGCTTGCCCGCTTTGCCGCCGTGGGCTTTGAGTGCACGGAGGAGGAGCTGTCGAGGTTCACCTTGCGGCTCTGGGATTACGACACACTGAAGGATTGGGACGGGTTCCGAGAGAGCCTGCCCCTGTCGTGGCGCTCGTGAGCAGCCGTGGTGCTCTCCCCGTGCTGTCTAATTAGGAATTAAAGTCCCAGGCCCCGAGGAGGAAATGCCTCGGGGGAGATGGCGTAGGACTCTTGCAAATCGGGGACGTTCCGCCCCCCGCTCCTTGTCCGGGGTGCTGAAGGGAGACACCCCAACGAGCCAGGCTTATTCTTGACCCCTCGCTTGATGAGCGCAAGCAGGGCGCAGCCTGCCGGACCAGTTAGGAGCTGGCCTGAGGTGAAAGCCGTGTGGAGCGCGGGTTGACCACCGCGTGGGATTTGCCACCCTTATCCGCACAGGAGGCCCCCCTCTCCCGCGCATTCCTAAGGAATGTGAACCTGGCACCCAAGCTGTAATGGCGTGGTGTGTTGGTAGGGGGCTTAAAGAATGGTTACGTTGCGACCCAGCGCTGCTTGACAAATCTGGGCACACCTAGTAGCAGGGGCATTCCTTCCAAGCCCGCCGACCTCTCACGTCGACTGTCAAACATCCACGGCAGCTGTTGATCGCATTTCGAGTCATGTCGGTTGAGGTGGTAGCTTGAGGCCACCTTTGGAAGCACCAGGAGTTGATCGCCTGGCTCGGCGCCGAACGGGGAAACCCGATAGTTTTGGCCGAGCTTGTGCGGGAGGGGTGCCTTGGGTGTGGGTTTTGCGCGCTTGACTTTGTCAGCGCGCTTTTCGCTCTGTATTGTTATGTTTCACTTTTCGTGGAGCTACGGCTCACGACGACCTGGGTGAGGCCCAGTTGCGTCAGATCGTTCGCGCTCCTACCTTGTCGCCATGTCGCGCGGTTCGCGTGGCAACCAGGGCCAAGGCCGCCGGCAGCCCCAGGGCAATCGCAATGGCCGTCGTCCACGCCGCCAGCCTAGGCCAGCGAACCGTAGCAACGGTACGCGTGTCTTGGCCACGGGTGTGGGTGCCACTGTGCCCAGACCGTTTGGGGGTGACCGGCAAGCTTACAGCCTTAAGTGCTGGGATGCCAAGCACCCTTCCCACTTGCCGTTGCCGCGTGCCGTTGGACCTTACACCACCATTCGGGCCACGCGCCGCGTGCAGGTCAGCACCCGCGCCAATATTATTGGCACTTTTCAG